GGTCCTGCAAATACAAAAGGAGTCGGTCCTTTACCACTGCGACCTTGCGGATCTGCACATGGAAGAATTTCGTTTGCAGCCATCAGAGTATTGAAACAGGTATGTGGTTTACCATACCTCAGTGAGTATTCATTGCACAGAGAAAGTCCATGAGCAAGTAACCACCTCCAGTTGTTCACAAAAGAGTTTGCCCATATGGTGCATGGGTGATTACGAAAGGCACCCTTCTCAGTGGCATAGGGAGTACCGTCTGCCTTGGGAAGAGTACCAAAACCATGACCCCATTTGTCAGAACAAACGATTGCAAGCATCTGACAAGTCTCTAGTGGCATCTTGACGATATGTTTGTCAGGAAGAACTCTAGCAGACTTCAAAGGATCGGGGTCAGTGACAAAGATGTTCATTCTAAAGGTCTCGTAAAAATTTCAGATACAAGGTCTGTCGCACCCATGGCTTCATACATGTACGTCGCACCAGATCTAGGATTGGTGTGTTGACCACAGGTAAAAACGTCACAGACCGCCATACCGTTTTCAGGCCAAGTATGAATCGAAATGTGCGATTCGGCAAGAAGGGCAACGGCTGTCACACCATGTGGTTCGAACTTATGCGACGATATGTCTAGTAACGTACTTTCAGATAAAGTCGCAGCGTTCGCAAGAACATTACGAATGTGCGACTCATCATCCAGAAGTCCATAAGGACAACCCTTCAAAGTGAAGAGTATGTGTCTCATCATCCGAAAGTAGAATCAGGTTCCATAGCAATATAATACTTCAGATCCAGATCCTGGTGAGTGAAACGGGACAGAAGTTTTTGTGACACAACCACGTTGTAAGAACCAGGGAGAACCTTGATGTTCTCTACCTTGAAATTGAATACGAACTCCTCATCTGTTTCTCCAACCACGATAGCGAAGTCATTGGAACTGTCGTTCTTCTTATCGCGAACAACCAGTTTGACCACTCCAGCTTCACCAACAGCAGACAGATCAGGCAGTTGATACACTGCTGCAGCTTTCAGAAGTTTGTCCAGTTGTTGAGTGGAGAGTTCGAAACAAACATCTTCAGTCGGAAGAGAGATCTCTTTCTCAGGGGGAGTGACAATCACATTCGGATCGGCAAAGAAATACTTCGATCGCATCTTACCTTCACGAATGACAGTGTAACCATCATTGCCAAAGTCTAGTTCAGGATGTTGGTGCAGACCCATACCATTGAGGAACTGGTTCAGATCGTAGATACCAAAGTCCTTCGGGATATCTTCATCAATCGAAGCTTCTGCAAGAATGTTCTTCATCACACTGATGGTGCGAAGAGAGTTACCCTTCTTGAACAGAATGGACTGATTGATGGAAGAGAAGTTCTTGAGGAGAGTCAGAGTCTTATCAGAAAGTTTCATTGGTTCGCGGAGTTTCATCATTGGTTGTAGGTTTCACGCTTAGCGTTCTTGTCGTTGAAGTGCATGAGAAGAACAGCATAGTGCAAGATCTTCATAATATCACGTCGAGCAGTACCCTTCTTATCATATCGTGAGGCATACTTGAGGATGTTGGATCGGCAGAAAGCCTCACCATCACCACATGCATCAATCAGATCAAGAGTCTGAATTTTATCGTCACCAGCAGAGTAATGCTGGTTGTATGTTGCAGAAATATAATCGGTTAATTCTTTGAGGATGTGATCCTCACTGTACTTAAAACGGTTTGGATCAGTCATTTCATCATAAAGTAAACTCCAAGCATTTGTCATTATATCAGGCAACCTCCTCAGTGTCAATCTGTTCACCAGAGGCAGTGTAGTCAAAGTCTCCATCAACCTTGTCATAGAGTTCAACAAAGGCCTGTTTGGTTTCATCATCGAATCGATTGATACAGACATCGATGGCTTTGTGTTTGTCATCGAAGATGCCGTAGGCACGAACGATGTGAACCAGACGACGGGTGGAGATCAGATCTTCGATACCACCGTCAAAGAAGGTCTTGCGGATGATGTCAGCCCAGTCACAGAGGTGTTTGACAAAAGCTTCATCGTGTTTACCAACGGAAGCAGCGACACGCAAAAGGATCTTACGTTCGGTTGCAACCGTAGGATAATCCTGTTCAAAGGTGACAGGGAAACGTTCTAGAAATGCTTCGTTGAGCACGTTAGTTCCAATGAATCGTCCGTCGTCGCTACCCTTACCTTTAGTGTTGGCTGTGGCGATGACGTTGAATCCAACTGCAGGGTCAACCCGTTTTCCGATTTTTTTAAGGAATACTCCTTTCCCTTCAAGAATTGACTGGAGACAGAGAATTTTATTAGAGGCAAGGTCGATCTCGTCAAGGAGCAGGATAGCGCCTCGTTCGAGGGCCTCCACGACTGGGCCATTGTGCCAGACGGTGCTGCCATCAACAAGACGGAAACCGCCGATAAGATCATCTTCATCAGTTTCAATAGTAATGTTTACACGGATGAGTTCTCGTCCGAGTTGGGCACACGCTTGTTCGACAGAAAACGTTTTACCATTACCCGAGAGACCCGTGATAAACGTAGGGTAGAATAGACGGGACTGAATAATTTTTTTAATATCACCAAAATTGCCAAACTTGACGAAGGAATCATCTTTCTGTGGGATAAGGTTTTGTTCGACAGCAGGCATTGCTGCGGGAGCATTATAGGTTACTTCAAGTTCTTGTACAGTCTCTTTCGTTACTTCCAGATTCCACTTACCACGACCAACTTTGAAGTCAGTCAGTTTGTTGGTGATGGTCTGATAGTTGAAGTCATTCATCTGACAGAAAGCTTTGATCTCTGCAGATGTAACGGTCTCACCATACGATTCACGGAGACAGTCGATGATGCTTGCTTTGGAAAGACCCATTGGGGTGTTTGTTTGAACTGAAGTTATTATACGAAAAAAGGGAGGTCTTGCGACCTCCCCGTGGACAGTTTGAAAAGTGTCCTCAGACTCCTTTCAGGTGAGGCGCTGCCACATACAGAGGTTTGCCAGTCAACTTATTCTTCATACCAGCCTTGAAGTTCTGATATGCTTTGGTGTTACCTTTCATATCGGCATTGGTAACAACATAAGGAGCACCCTCCACGATTTCAGCTTTCTCCTCTTCAGTCATCTCAAGCATTTTCTTCAGAGCGTCCTCCTCAGAGAGACCTTCACTCATCAGATGACCTTTGACGATATCAAAGAGGTCTAGACTCTGTTTGAGTTGACCGTACCCAACAGACTTATCAGGAACTCCTACACCTGTGGGGGCAGTTGCTCTTCTACTTTGAGTTTCATACCTATCTCTGGTTGCCTTGTCTGGACTCTTACCAGGATGTTGACCCATTGGTTTTTCACCCTCATTAACTTGTTCAACTTCCTCTTTCCTAACTGGATTTGGAATACCCATTCTATATCCACCAGCAGAAACGGTAGGCCCGAAATAACCATCACCTTTCTTCGCTCTATTAAGAGTTGCTAGAGGTTCATCACTTTTGGGTGTATTAGATGTACCAGGGGCAGGGGATTCCACATTTTTAATGGGAGCAGAAGAAGGACTCTGCATGGTATTGCCAGGACTAGGTTTCGCAGTAGGTTTCGCAGTGGGTGTGGGGTTCACACCAGGTTTCGGAGGCTTCGCAGGCACATTGTACTCATGGATTTTTCTATAAGCCTCAGCAAGAGAGGCAGGAGTTGCAGCAGAACCATACTGACTCCTGGAAAGATCTTGCTGAGACTTCTGTCCAGATGGTGTCATACCATTGGAAATCATATCTTTAGAAATTCTATGATCCATTTTCGACAATACTTTTTAAGTATTTAGTCAGGCAACTAATTCAATAAACTCTCCAAGAATTTTCTTGTTCATCTTCTTGGTACGAAGACTCTTGATAAACGCACTCTTAATCTGACTTTTGGTTGCATCATCTTTCACATCAAAGTCAGAGTCCTGCGAAAGACAACTAGAAGACAATGCAAAGTAAGAGTTATAATTAGAACTTTTGATGGTGCAAGAACGATTCTTCTTCCAACTCATCCGAGCCACTGTCTGTTGATCAAAGTCATCAATATATCGTTTGATGAAACTATTGACATCGCGACCCTCCAAGATACGGATACCAATGAAGTTCACAGTTTTGAAGGTGTCACGGAGTTGACGCAGGAACACATCAGAGTGTTTCCACCACATTCCAGTCATGTTGTAGGTTGCACCAGAACGACGATCACGGAGAACTGTGGCTTCATCAGTGCGTCCCAGTCCAAGAAATTCCTCATCACCAGGACGGGAGAACTTCTTGTGATACCTGATACCACAGGCTTCACCGTCACTCAGAACAATACACTGAACTTTCTCAACACCATTCTTTTTCTGGAACTGAGGAAGAATCTGGTGCAGGGTAATAAAACTCTCACACAAAGGAGTGCCAGAGAGAGTCAGACCAGTGGGGATGGGATACGCACAACCATAGTAATGCAGAGCACGAGCAATGCGGAACACATTGATCATCTGTGTTTCCAGAGTCTTGTTGTTAACACTACTGGTAAACAGATTCATCATAGAGAATGTTGCATCAATACAGACAAGTCCGTCTTTCTTTTCATATGAATAATCCATGAAATGTTGTTTGGGATATTCATTGGTGAATGCATAAACATCGAAAGGAATTGAAACCTTACGGCAGAACCAAATCAGGTTATAGAGTTGTTTGATTGTGTCCTCCATGACATGTGCCATGGATCCTGACCAGTCCAGGACAAACACCAGACCGTGATTCTTACCATCAGGAATCACAGATACCTTTCTGAACAGATCTTCGTTGTACTTGTAGGTATGAAGTTTGGTGGTATCAAGAACACCAGTCCGTGTTGTGGTTGCACGACTGTAGGAACTTGCAGCTTTGCGACACTCAAACTCTTTGACTAGATAGTTGACTTCTTTCTGTGCAGACTTCTTGAATTCATAGAAAGCCTGATCACTGAGTTCAAAACAGTTATTACGATAATTTTTCCATTCATCCCATTCATTACGACAACGTTCGTGAATGTCTGCGTTAGGGACAATCACCTTGTCCAGATCAACCTGAGGAATTTCAACATAGTTGTTTTCTTGAGCAAACCTAGATGTGAGATCCTTGAGAGATTCACTGAGACGATCGACAGTCTCTACAGTCGGTTCATAGTCCTGACCACCACCGACACCACCTACTGGCGACTCTGACTCAACCTCTTGTTGATCACTTTTCTCCTCAGACTCATCAGGTTCCTCAGCATCCTCAGAGGACATCTGTGGTTGTGGTTGATCATCATCTTGACCAGAACCAGTGGGAGGCAGTTCTATGGTTTGTTTCTGTTCAGGTTCTGGTTTCTTCTTGCAGTAATTGTAAAGAGTCTCTGCAGCTGACAAGACATCCTCAAAAGTCTCACAGTCCCAAATCTCTTTCAGGATTTCCTTCTCTTCAGAGTTGAACTCAATGTCAACAAAGTTACCAATCTTGAAATGCAGGTTGACACGATCTGCAAGACTCATGTTAGAGATATCAACACCTTCCAGTTCAAAGAAGTCCTCATCAGTAAGTTCCCTATACCCACGGTAGAAATACTTTGCAAGACCTGCATACCGACGTTTCATCAGTTTCTCAATCCGCACATCCTCCACAATGTTGACAAAGGAGTGGGGGATGCCGTCGGGCAGGTCTTCGTTAGGAGTAAAGAGTGCGTGACCAACTTCATGTCCTACGAGCATATCATAGACATCGTTACTGGCCTTGTCCCAGATAGGCAAGACCAGGACGCGAGTCTCAACGTTGAACTGTGCGGTGGGACAATTCTTATGTTCAACAATCAGATCCTCAGTCGCCAGAAGTTTGGCGAGTTGGGATTTGATTTCATGACGTACAGAGGACATAAGGTGCGTTTCGTATGGACTCATAATACGACGAAACCGCCTTGTCAGGGCGGTTCTTGTGACGCTTCTTGAACTGTCTCAGGGCTTCTCTACGAGCTCTCATCGCCTGAGGTTTGAGTGTGGGCTTCTGTTCTTTACGTGAGTGATGTTGCCAATTGGGGGTTGTCATAGAACCATCCTGGAAAATCCTTTGACCTTTTCGAAACGAATCAACCCATCAAATTTATCATGCAATGACTCTTTGTGGGAGATGACAAAGATGTTTGCGCCTTTGATGACAAATCTTACAATCTTAAGGAACTCTTCAGTTCCCATTCCATCCAGTGAACTATCAAACACTTCGTCCATGATGAGGAGGTTTGTATTTACTGAGTTCTTGAACCTAGCAACTTCTCTCCATGTGAAGAGAAGGGCTAGGTCGATTCTCATTTTTTCACCTTCACTAAACGATGCATAAGAAAAGTTTTCGTGAATGGGAGACTGCACCGTTTCATTGAACTCTTCATCTAGTTTGAAGTTGATGTAAAAATCCATCATCTGGAGATACTTATTAACCTGTTGGTTGATAAGTGGAAGATACTTTTTAATGATCTTGGTTTTTACACCACCATCTTTGAGAAGAGTATATGCAAAATCGTGATACTGGATTGTTTGTTTTTTCTCTCCTAATAGTTCGTAGGTTTCTCTTAAGTTTTTATTGAACTCGGCTAATTTCTCATGTTCAGAATTTCTGTTTTCAAGTTGAGTGGTAATAGTTTGAATTTCCGACTCAAGATCTCTGACTTGTCTTTGGTATCCAGAGATTTTAACATTGTTCTGAGAAATCTCATTAGTTAGTTTTGTTACCTCTTTAGAGAGTTTAAGGAATTGACGCTCTCGTTCCTCTTCTTTTTGAATCGCAGTCTCTAGTTCTTGGAACCCAGACTCTAACTCCTCCTTCTTATTATGAGCGTCCTTAATTTTATTTAAGCGAAACTCTTCTTCAATACCCTGTGTACAGGTAGGGCATACCGTATTTTCGTTAAAAAACTTATGCTCTTTGGTAACTGTAGATACTTTGTTAGAGATTTTACCTTTCAAATTTCCAAGTTTCTTCAACATTGCAGAGGAACTTTCATAACTCTGCATCACCTTTTGGAAGTCATCCATCTCTTCTACTAGTTTGATATTGAGATTCATCGCATCATTCTCTTCTTCCAAAAGAGTCTGAATCTTAGATTCTTTATCTGCAATATTCTTCTGAGCCTGATTCTCCAGTTCCTCAATAAAATTCTGTTGCATCTGAACTTTATCTTTCAAAGAACTCTTTTTCAGTTCCAGAGTTTTGACTTGATCCCGAACAGTGCGGATCTTGTCTTTGATGATCATGTTCATCGCGGAGAAGATTTTGATATCAAGAAGATCTTCAATCACTTCACGACGACTGCTTCTGTTCCAACCACTTCTGTTGAGTTCCAACATCAGCCATCTGATCCAACACCTTTCCATTGCGATGAATCTCAAAAATATTTGGTTTCATCCCACGACGAATCATCCAGTCAGTTGACCCGACTTTGAATTCAATCTCAACCAGACAGTCCTTCTCATTCGTAGAGTTGAGAAGTTGTGGTTTATTAATCTTGCGGAAGGGTTTATTGAACAGAGAGAAAGTCAGTGCATCCAACACCGTGGACTTTCCTGCTCCGTTGCTTCCAATTACGATGGTCGTGGATTTCTCATCCAGTTGAATCTCAGTCCACTGGTTCCCCGTAGAGAGAAAGTTACGCCAACGAATTTTTTGAAAACAGATCATCTTTAGGAGGAACTATAATATCTTCAGGGGTAATTACATTATACTCGTAATTGTGCATTTCGCAAGCGGCAACAGCCGCATCGTCATCAACCTCAACCACCAACATCTCAGGATAATCGTTGTCTTCTAACTGCAAAGCATATCGAGTTGCATCGTCCTCCTCTTCAAACATAAGAAGAACTTTGTCACCAGTCTTACCTTCAAGAGCGAAGGCACCATCTTCTTCGTATCCCTTTACAGTAAGAATAAACATTACTCTACTTCGCAAGCCTCTTTGTATACGTCTTGTAAAATAGAGGTGATAACTGCCTTGTCCAGGTCAACTTCAGCCTCTTGAATATATCTATTCAAGATAGAAATTGTATCCTCAGATTCTTCAGCTTCAAACTCCTCACTCTCAACAAACTCAAAGTTTTCTACAACCTTCAGTTCAAACAGATTGGAAGAATAGAGTTTGTCGATGTATTTCTCAAACTGTTTGGGATCAGTCTTTTTGCGAACAATGACTTTGACGATCTTCTGTTCAAACGGTGTGGTGTCCAACATCTGATGAGGAGTGTCCTCGTAATACAGAGTGTGGAACATCTTGTATGGATTATTGACAGGTGTATGCTCTAGAGTTTCCGTATCAAAAATATGAAATCCCCGAGTATCGTTGCAATCATTCCAGAACATTTCGTAGGGGTTTCCCAGATAGAACACTGTTCCATTATCGGATCGTGTATGATAGTGACCCGAAAAGACTTTGTTGAACTTGTCAAATAGTTTGCAGTCCATACCCTCTTCCATGATGTGACCGCGATGCGCTCTAAATCCGTTGAGCTCAAGGTGCCCCATCGCGCACTTGCTACTTGAATTTTTAATCGAAAGGAAACTGCTCTCAGAATTTTCTGCATTGATCCACGGGATAAACAATACTTTCAGTTTATCTATCAGGACCTCAGTGCATTCAGAGTATACCTTTACGTTATCATATTCACGAAGAAGCAAGTCAACTGCATTGACGTGATTCGTGTTCTTGTAATATGCAGTGTGGTTTCCAACAACTGTATGAACCGTGATACCCATATCACGTAGACGATCATAGTAGTTGTTCTTTGCCCATGCAAGAGAGGAGAAATCAACACCTTTGCGACTGTCAAAGGTATCTCCCATGTCGATCACAGTCTTGATATTCTCTTTCTCCAGAGTAGGAAAGAAAACATCGTTATAGAATCTCAGAAAGTAATCATGAAAGAGTTTTGAGTTCTTGCGACAGCCAAAGTGTTGATCAGTAATAATGGCTGTCTTCATTGATAATACATTCTCGTTTGAACTGCGTCCTTGATGCTGTTATAATCAGAACTTGATCCTGCCATCATACCATCATCTGAGAAGACTTCATCATAACCAGACCTTTCAAGAATCTTGGTTTTGATCTCTAGTTGTTTCTTTTCTTTTTGGATTCTCCTGAGAAACGCATAATGAATGATCTGTGTAAAGTAAGCAAAAGGATTCGAGGATTTCTCAGGATTAAAATTATTAATGTACTGAACGCAATTTTCGATTCCATCACACACCATATCGTCTTTGAACATGTAATTCACAAAGTTTGGTTTGTAGGACAAGTGTGTTGCAATCTTTAGAAAACACTCACCCAGGTAATTTGTAATACGCGGTTTAGGTTCTCCTCTCGTTTCCGCAAGAGCAACTTCTTCCTTGTATGCGACGATCGCAGCAAGAAACTCTTTGTTGTTTACGTAGTGTTCGGATCTCTTCCTAGTCCTTGGCATTACATTAGACATCGGTATGTTTATCATTCATAATAATATTATATCATA